ATCGCGGTTAATAGCGAGGGCAGCACCGCCACTGGTCTCGGCTTGCACCAAGTTGTAGTAGCGTTGTGGGTTCACCAGCACATAACGATCCGAAGCAGGAACATCCTTCTCATCGAGAAGTTGAGCCGCAGCGTAGATCGCTTTAGCGAGGCGAGTACCGTTGGTGTCCATGTCGGCGGAACCGTTACCGAGGAACCGAAGGTCATCGGTGTCAGTACCAGCAGTAGCACGAACCACACTGCCGTTTTTGTTACCAGTAACGGTAGCAGAAGCAGCAGTAGCAGAACCGGAGCTGAAGCTCGCAGCATTAAGCAGAGCCGTCTGGATAACCTGACGGTCAAACTTGTTAGCCAGCGCACGGCCCAGTTCACTGGAGTAGATCGAGCGAACATCATAGTGATTCCGCAGTTCGTCGAGGTTAGCGACAAAGGTGGAAGCAACGAGCAGTTCGTCGATGTTGATGATTTTCTCAGCGTGTTTGATCGCCTGAACGCCACCGCTATTGGAGGAGTTAATTAGATCTTGCCCAACAACGTGGTAGCCAGCAGTGGCAGTACCAGTTACGGGGAACTGAGCGGATTTACCATTGTTAATGGTACGAATAGTGTGGAGGGGTTTCATCACATTCGTTTCTTCGAATGTCGTGAGAACCTCCCCAGCGAATTTCTTCAGGAAGATAGCCTTCACATCGCCAGAGGCGTTGATTTGGCCCAACCTTGATGGTGTTACATCAGCCATTTTAAATTCCTTTTTTCAAGGGGTTAATAATAATTAGGTTTCACACAACCTCGTCGTATTCGATTGCAATTAGTTGTCCTACCGTAGCAGGGCCAATAACTCTCGCCATACCACACCAGTTGGCTTAGTGGAAATAAACGCTAAGTTTTAAAAATCGTCAACCCCAAAAAAAAGAGGCTCAGTTATAATTAAATAACCGAGCCCCTTTAGTGACACAATGACAAACAGAACTGACAACTAACGGCGGCTAGTAAACACTAGAACCCAGAGTTTGCCAAGCGTCTTTCTACTTCCTCTCTAAACGCTGGATCTGTTTTATATTCAGGCTTACGCATATCTGCAACCATCTGTTCTTTAGACTCGTAACCTGCGGTTCGCGGCTTGCCGCCTCCTTGTACTAGGTTAGGAGATACACCGTTCTCCGAAGCGTACTTTGAATACACACCCTGCAGGGCCATTTGAATTTTAGCTGTGTTACCTTCTCTAACTATATCGTTGTAAGAATCTATCTCAGCTTCAGATAGATTATCAGTAGCCCACTCTAGAATTTGATTATAGTTTTCGTCGCCGCCTACAATTTCTGTAACTTGGCTGACAGACTTATCTCTAATAGCTTCTTGTCCTTGAATAAAAGCATCAATTAAATCGGGACTAAAGTTATACTTCTCTTGTAGTTCTTTATAGGAGTCTTCACTTAACTGTCCATTGTTGGACAGGTACTCATCTTCATAGCGATCAAATTGCTCTACTCCAATGAACTCTTGTACTTGTTCTACAGCCTCTTCGGCTGATTGTTGCTCTTGTTCTTCTTGGGTATTTTCCTCTTCAGAAGGTTCGCCAAGCTTTTGCTCAAGTTCGTTGTAAGACTTAACAAGGTCTTCAACGCTGTTGAATTTTTCGGGAAGACCTTCGACTCTTGGTTGTTCTTCGGCAACTTGAGGTGCGTCTGGGCCTGAGTTATTGTCAGTAAATGTGACGGTTTCTGTATTAGACATATGTTATTGTTGTTGTTGTTGTTGCTGTTTAACTGAAGTGTCCACGACTTTACCTATTGCTCCTGCTGCTGGCCCAGCCATCGCTTGCATAGCTTGAGCTTGCTGAGCCTGTTGGTGCATCATATCAATCTCTTCCTGACTTCGCACAAGTTTATCATCGTCGATGCCGATAGAAGTTGCCCTTCGTTTTAGGTACTCTGACATATTTACATACGTCGGAAACTCTGGGCCTAGAAGCTGGGAAGCCCCTGCGATAAATGTATCCAACTTGTTTAGGTCATGCCCTCGGCCTAAAGCTTCTAAGCCTGTTACAATCGTAGGCTTAACAAGCTTCTTAGGAATCTTAGGCAACCTGCGTTTTTTCTGCATTTTATCCATGACTCTGTTGACCAGCGGTAGCTGGAACTCTTGAGCCAAGATAGAATATACTCCACCCAATACATCCTCTAGTTCCTGTGCCATGTAGCGAATCTCTTCTGCCGTGACACGCTCTGCGTTACGTTGAACAGAGGTGTTCATTAGGAATGCAAAACCTAAACGCTCTTTCAACATATTGATTGTGTCGTATGCCACACGAAAATCATTAAACTTCTGTACCTGAAGAACGGAAACATCGTCAGCATTCCCCTGTACTATAGCTCCGTTGTCAGACTGAGCTAAAGTACGAAGCCTAGTAGTTCCGTTAGGATTAACTAAGAACAGCATCTTTGCTGAAGCCGCTGATCCCTCTACAATAGCCTGAGTAAGAGACTCAAGGCTACGAAGGTCTCCAAGGTATTCTTCAATAAACCCACGACCATAATGCTCACCATCAATACGGGTAAAGCGTAGCGGAATGAATGGATTTTTATTTAAAGGATAAGTACCCCGACTATTAGGAATCTCTACGTTGTTACACTCTTGGAAAACGTGCCACTTGTTTTCGTAACGATACACGCAAGTGTATAGATCCAAACCTTTTGTTTTACCATAGCCAACACCTTGAGGCACGTTGGCGTCTGACATTTCAATTAGTTCCCTTACTTCATCAGAAAATATGTCAGGAGTTACAGTTTCTTTTGTAGCTAGTGCTAACAAGTTACCGCTTGGGTCGCGCTTAGCAATGAAACTGTCTAAGCCAAACACACGAATGTTGTCATCGTCAGGCACATACATCAAAGAGTTTCCTGAAACAATCAAATGCTTTAGGGCTTCAAAGACTGCTATACGAATGTTGCTAGACTCGAACTCGGCCTGAACAGATCGTTCAACTTTACCCAAAGTCTTTTCAATCTCTGACCTGACTTCATCCACATCCACACCTTCAGCAGACATAGCATAGTAATCCACAACAAGCCTGAAAAAAGGAGCGTTAGGAGGGAGCAAAGCCAGAAGCAACTTACTTGAAAGATTGTTAACACCCCTCGCGCCCATGCCTTGAAACGGAGTGGGGTACGTTGTTGATTCGTTGTGCCCATCGGGAGGGATAAGATAAGGAATCGTCAATTCAGATGCTTCCCTAGCTCTGTCTAGAAAGTTTCTACGGTCTTCCTCACAGTTGCTGTAGAAAGATCTGATTGAATCAATCTTCATACGTTTACTCCGCTGCCGCTGCCAGAATACTGCACACCAGATTTAGGGATAACTAGAGACGAGCGTTTACTGCCTCGCCGCCTCTGACCACGAGTTTCTGCACCTTTCCTAGCTGGCTGTTTACCTAGCCTAGAAATAGTTACAGGTGCTGCCGCCCTCGGTGGGGGTGCTGGGGCTGCGGGTGGTGGTGTTGATCCTCCTCCTCCTCCAATACACATAATAATTTAGCTTTCGATAATGGTTGTTGATAAAATGTTCTCGGACTGCACTTTTTGAACGTGCTTGAGTAGTCTTACGACTGAAACTTGTCCTTGTAAATGACAAATTACATTTAAATCTGTCAAATCTGGCATCTTATCGGGGAATCTTTCCTCTAAAGCGTCGATTAGTTCTTGGTTAATAGGTGGAAAGTCTTGGTATTGTTCACTCATTAGAAAAGTCCTCCACTTCCATGTCTTGTAGTAGAAACGCAACACTCTCGGCTAGTTGTCTAAGTGAACCGCTGTTAGGCAGTAGCCAATCTGGAGAAATGTGGCTACTCTCTGTTTCTGAAGCGTGTTCGTATTCTTTAATTAGTTTATGAGAACTGCTGGGTATTATTTTTATGATGTCACCTCCCAAAGACTTTATGTATTCAGCTTCATTCAGGAACCTTACATCAGTAATGACTACCAAATCAGCATTGTCTCTAAGCATTTTAACCTCAGTCTCAACCTGCTTGATCCAATATCTAGGGTCTTTCTTACGTCGATGCTCTGTACCCCACTGCTGAAGAGCGTTGCGGAAAGCTTCCTTGTTTTCTTCTACTTCTTCTATAGATACACCGTGTTGTTCTGCTACTTCTTCTTTCACAGCGTCTCCGAAAGCTACTCGAACTACAGTTTTAGAGTCCATAAGCTCGTCTATAATATCGAAGACAGTATCTTTTCCAGATCCAGCGGGAGCTGTTAGTCCTATTACTTTAGCTTTCGGCATTTGGTGGCCCCCAGTGTTTGATGGTTTTAGTTTTGTAGTCGTAGTTCTCATGTCTAAGTATCTTAGCAAGCCTAGCTTGGACAAGCGCGTGTTTACTAGACAGGCCAGCTTTGTCGAATGCTTTAAGGATGTTACTCCAAGCTTCTGCTGTAGTTTCTGATTCGTCTAGAAGTTTGTTAGCTTTCACAGGGCCAACGCTAGGACAACCTTTGTAGTTGTCAGTGCTATCTCCTACCAGTGTCTGCATTAGGTGGTAGCGATCAGCTTCGTCAACCGTAACTGTAAATACATTGTCTTCAGGTTTGTCTGGATTGTAATGGCTACAAGGAATGGATTTAAAATCCTTGTCCACACTTACAGCTATGTTGTGGTAGCCGCCAAGGTCAGGATCAGTGGCAGCAATGCCAATCAAGTCATCTGCTTCTAGATTGTCTTCTATCTCAGCGTCCCACTTAACAGTCATGTGTTCCTTGAGTGTTCCCAAGATCATAGGCTTGCGTATGGCTTTGCGGTTAGCCTTGTAGTCAGGGTACAGTTCATGCCTAAAGTTAGTCTTACTACTTAGAAACACACGAGCGTGCTTAACATTAAGAATTTCTTTTAGCTCTTCTATGTAAGTATCTACCTGTGCTTTTCCTTCTTTTGCATCAGCGTGTAGAGTCCAGAAGTCATTGCCCCAATCTACTGCTTCTTCACAAGCAGCAGCTACTTTGTAAGCTACAATGTCTCCGTCAATCAGTAGTGTCTTATCCACGTTTAAGTTCCTCCTTAATATATTTGTATTTAGATTGCAGTCTGATGTCGTAAGTTAGTTTACCTGTAATAGCTTTGACGCCGTGTGTTATAGCTCCATGATCTCTTTCATATAGTCGCCCTAACTCGCAGGTTTTATAACCAAAGGTTTCTTTTAAAACTTTCCAGATCATCTGCCTAGCATCAGCATAAGGGTAAGTCCTACACTTACGGCGTATGTCTATAAGGTTTATCCCGAAAGCTTTGCAGGTAAACTCATCTACTTTTTTTATCTCTTCAGGGGTAGTCATAATTTTAGTGTGTATCAGCCCATGTCATTCCTGACTTTGCTTCTCCAGCGAGAGGGCATCTAAAATTAAAAGCCTCTCCCGCTTCAGCTATAGAAGCTTCCGCCATCTCCTTTATCTTGTCGGCAAACTCAGGCCAGCACTCGATCTGAAACTCGTCATGCACATGAGCTACAAACGAAAAGTCTTCGTTCGGTGCTAGTCCCATAGCTACAAGCTTATTATACAGTATAACTGTAGCCTTCTTCATTACCACAGCACCAGCACTTTGCAGCAGAGTGTTAAGAGCGGAGTGTTCACTCCTAATCGAGAGTTCCCTTCCGTCCAGCCCTTTAAGGTATTTTCGTTTGGACAAAGCCGACGAAATTTTTTCCTTCAAAACCTTCAGGCTAGGAATAGATTTCAGGAACTTCTCCTTAATGGCCTTACCTTCACGCGCACCCTTACCTATAATCTCTCCTATCTTGGCGTCACCACCTCCATACAAGAAGCCGTAGATAAATGTCTTAGCGTTATCCCTATTAGGCAGACCCGCAGCGTGTTGGTTTACAGTGTGGATGTCCTCTTCGAGAAGCTTCTTAGTGTAGTCATCATCATTCATGTAGTGAGCTAGGCATCGAAGCTCTAGTCCACTAGCATCACAACCAATAAGAACCATACCATCAGTAGCTTTAAACAGTCTTCGGTAGGCTGAGTCCCTCGGAACCTGCGCCATGTTAGGATGGCGATGCGTACACCGACCAGTGACTGCACCGTTAGTAACAACATGACCATGCAGACGTCCTTTAGCCTCGCTCTTCAACCACCCTTGCTTGCCGTCAGCGAGCTGACCCATGCGCTTCTGAAGTGTCAGAATCTTACTCAACATATGAGCTTCAGGGTACTCTAGCTTGCTGAGAATAGTCTCATCAACCTTTGGCTTACCATTCTCAGTAAACTCGGTAGGTTTCCATCCCAGTATCTGCAAGCGTTCAGCTATGTGGTCGCGGCTAGTAGAGTTAAACGGGATTCGTTTTATTTTATGCGGCCCCTTCTCTACATCCTTAGCCTTGTGACCTGCTGCTACTGCTGCTGTCTTAGTTTCAAACAACTGCTCACCAGCTTTCCAAAAGGTAGACTTCATTTGTATTTCCTTGGGAGGAAAAATCTCCTGAAGCTGTGAGTCCAAGGTGTACTTTTCGCAGGACAGCTCACCGTAAAGTTTGTTCGCAGCACTAACATCAAAACAGAACCCTCTAATTTCTTGAGCGGTCATGATCTTGGCAAACTCATGTTCAAGCTCCATAGAAATCTCGGAATAATTTTTTGCACTAAAACTACGGAACAATTCTGCTGTAACTTGGGTATCCTGAATGCAGTATGTCTCCATCTCAGGACACCAGTTATCGAAGCTGTTCTCCTCCTTAAATACTCCCTTACGTTTTCCTATACGATAGCCCCAAGCTTTTAGGCTGTGACTGCCGTACAATCTAGCTGGAAGCTCGTAAGCCTCCCCATGCTTGGCCTTTTTAGTGAAGTCCTCGTCCCGAACATCAGCATAGATCAACCTACTCATAACCAAAGTGTCTCTGATTTGCACAGAGGCAGGTGGTTCCCAGTTCTCCAGCTTTTTTAGAACTGGTAGGTCATAGTTGATTATGTTGTGCCCTATTATGATAGTAGCTTGCTCTAGCATCTCCAATCCGTCCTGAATTGGCAGACCTTCGGTGTCCATCTCATTGTTGAAGATGAAAGACTCACCACTTTCAAGGTCAGTGATCGCCATGCAATGCAAGCGACTAACTTTTGGGTAGAGGTTGTTAGTCTCCAAGTCGAATACCAGTGTGCTCATACATCGGACTCCTCAGTGTCGAATACAACCCGCTCAGAGAGGCGAGCAGTGCTGTGTTCATATTCCAGTGCAGTGGCGATACCAGTTTGACCAGACCAACGGTTCTTGAGGACACGGATGCGTGTAACGTCAGCCTCCTCCTCATCCTGCTGGTTGCGCTCAAGGCCAAACACCATGTCGCTAAGCTGAGCGATACCCGCAGAGCCACGGAGCTGGCTGAGGCTAGTCAGTCCACCCTCTTCATGCCCACGCCCGTCAGGACGGCGCAAGTGGCTAACCAGAATCAAACCACACTTCAGTTCTTCCACCAGTGACCGAAGCTTGGTCATGGTATTGTCAATGTAACGCCGCTCGTCGCCACTCTCCAAACCGGAGACAACGATAGAGAGGTGATCGAGGAAGATATACTCACAGTTACATCCAGTTACCATATAACGGATACGGTTCACGAGGTTGTCACAGTCCATAGAACCAAAGTGGTCATACAGAAAGCAATGTCCTGAACCTACCGTAGCCTCAAAAGCTGATCGCTTCTCGTTCGCGTCAACTGTTTCTGGATTGATGAGTATGTTCTTGTTGAGGTGCATACCCATAAGAGACAAGGCTGTACGCCTTACGTTCTCCTCCAAGGCTATGTAACCGATGTTAAACTCTCGTTTAATTAGATCAAAAGCAATCTCCTTACAGATGGCAGACTTACCAATACCAGAGCCAGCGCAGAGTGTGACGATCTCTCCCTTACGGATACCATGAGCCAGATCATTCAGCCCGTTCCAAGGGTACGGTACAGAATCGTTGACCAACTTCTTGGAAACCTCATCCCAAAGGGTACGCCCATCTACGATACCGTCAGGTCTGAACACAGGGGCATTCCAGATTGCTTGGATTACCTCCTGACCCTTGTTGGCTACCAGCATCTCGTTGGCATCCTTCAAAGGTAGTGTGGCTATCTTGGCCTTACCTACGGGAAGAACGGCAGCGCATTGCTTTGCAGCTTCGCGCCCTGCCTCATCGTTATCGAACATAAAAATGATCTCCTCAAAGCGACTGAGGTAATCAAAGTTAGAGGCGATAACTTTCTTAGCACCCGCAGCACCGTTAGGTACGGACACCACAGGCCATTTGTAATCTTGGATCTGACTGACACTTAGCGCATCAATCTCACCCTCGGTGATAACAAGCTTCTTACCGCTGGCCCACAGGTGTGACCCGTAGAGTCCAGCCTTTGAGAAGTCTCCCAAAGCTAGGAAGTTCTTCTGAGGGAGGCGCACCTTC